AGTACATAAAATAATGGTTGACGAACGCGAAAAAATTAGAGCCATGCGTGGCATGTCAGATTCTGCTGCAAGTAGAACTCCGACTGCTCCTGCTACCACATCAAGCGGACCATACTATGGCGCACAAACAAAAGATGTTACTGTTAATGGTGTTACATATAAAAACGCCATAGACATGGGAACCGCTAAGCCACCTGCTGCATTAAGTGTTGGTATGGTTTCTCCAATATCAGGTTTAACTATTACTGGAACTCAACGCACTGCTGCTAAAGAAGCAGAAGCCATGGCAATCGGTTATACCAAAGAATATATTGAATCTCGTGGTGGAATCAACTCAATGGGTTATTTCAATGATACTCCATTGTCAGGTCAACTAAACGCTGCTGAGTATAAATCTGTAACTAAACCAGATGGAACCATTGATACTGCTGGTATGGCTAGAATTTTACAACAGAAACAAATTGCAGAACTGGTTTCTCAAGGTGTTTCTAAAGATGAGGCTACTAGAAGAATATCTGCTCAATATGGACAGTTTGGTATTGGTGGTGCTGTAGGTGGTGGTGCGACACCCTTAACTGCGACTGGTGGACCCGCAGGAACTCCAAGTGCTGGTGGCGGTATGGTTACTCAAGCCGATGTTCAAAAGGCTGTAACTGATGCACTTGCTACTCAACAGGCTAAATATGATGCTTTAGCAAAACAAGCAGCAGCCGAAAAAGAAGCAGCAATTATTGCAACTCGTACCAAGGCTAAAGATAAGTTAACTGCTATGTTGGCAAGTTACAACCTACAAGGACTTGCTTCTTATATTGATGCAGAGGTTATGAAAGATACCTCAGAAGAAATGATTCTACTAGGTCTTTATGACCAACCTGCATATAAGACTCGCTTTCCTGGTATGGAAACTTTGCGTAAAGCAGGTCGCGTTATTAGCGAAGATGAGTACACAAGAATTGAAAACGCAATGATGCAGACTGCTAGATTTTTTGATTTGCCAAAAGGTTTCTATGATGGACCAGAAGATTTTGGTAATTTAATTGGCAAACAAGTATCAGCCAAAGAATATCAAGACCGCTTACAAGTAGGTCAAGATTTGGCTCGCAGTCTTAATTCAGAAATTAAACAACAATTATTAGATTTATACTCTGTAGGTGAAGGTGATTTAACAGCCTATGTTCTTGACCCAGATAAGGCTTTATCATTAATTCAAAAGCAGGCTAAGGCTGCAACCTTTGTAGGTCTAGGTCGTGCTGCTGGATTTAATTTACCAAGCATTACTGCAACTTCTGCAGAGAACATTGTTGCTACTGAACCTTATGCAAAATTAACCGAGGCTCAAATGAAAACAAAGATTGAGCAAGCGGGCGTATTGCGTAAAGAACAACAACGCTTAAGCCAAATTGAAGGCATGACATACAATGAACAAGAAGCACTTAGTGCAGTAATTGAAGGCAGCACAGAGGCTTTACTTGCTTCACAACAAAGAGCACAGCGTGAGGTTTCCCGCTTCCGCTCTCGTGGTGGAGTAACTGGTTCAAGTCTTGCATCTCAAGTAACTATATAAGAATCCCCACCCTGACCAACCAGCCCAGGGGGGCGTAAAAGTCTGGTAGCAATAGCCGTAATAGTTTCCCCGAACTTTTGCGAGGATTGCGAATACAACTAATAGAAAAGGGAGAAGGTAGATGGCTACCAATTACTACGATGACGATGAAGATAATGACACAACAACTGATGTTGTTGGTCAACTCCGAAAAGTCAACCGCACACTTGAAAAGCGTGCAAAAGAACTAGAACAGGAGTTGGCAGGTCTTAAGACACAGACTCGTCAGCGTACTGTCAAGGATGTACTACAGGCAAAGGGATTAAATCCAAAGATTGCCGCATTTATACCACAAGATATTGATACGACTGAAGAGGCTATCAATAATTGGGTTAATGAATACGGTGATGTATTTGGAATCCAAGCCCCAACTGAAGAAAAGCCTGCAGAAAAAAGTCCAGAGATTAAAGCGCAAGCAAGAATCAATAACATGGTCGCAACTGGCACTCCGCCAGATATTGACGAAGATGCTTTTGCAAAGATTGCCAATGCTAAATCTAAAGAGGACTTAGACATACTCCTTGGTTTAAATTAATCCATTTAATATCAACCAATTCACCAGGAGGTGAACCTAATGGCAAACGCCTATACCGACACCTCGGCTATTGGTGGTTTAGTAAAAACCGCTTATGACCGCTATGTCGAATTTGCTCTCCGTGCCCAGCCGATGATTCGTGCTGTTGCGGACAAAAAGCCTGCTCAGCAGGCAATGCCAGGGTCATCCGTTGTATTCTCACTTTACAACGATTTGGCTGCTGCTACTTCTACACTAACAGAAACAACTGACCCAGATGCAGTTGCAATTAGCGATGTAGACACAGTTTCTGTAACTCTTAATGAGTACGGAAATGCTGCTCTAGTAACTCGCAAACTACAGTTGTTCTCACTATCTGATGTTGACCCTGCTGTTGCAGACATGATTGCATACAACATGGCAGACTCTTTAGATACAGTTGCACAAAATACACTTCGTCAAGGAACCAATGTTCTTTACGGTGGAACCCGTACATCAACTGCTACTATCACAGCATCAGATACACTTGACTCAGCAGACATCCGCAAGGCTGTTGCTAAGTTGCGTTCAAACAAGGCTGTTCCTCGTGCAGGAAGCCTATACTGGGTAGGTATTCACCCAGAAGTATCACATGACCTTCGTGCAGAGTCAGGCTCTGTCGGATGGCGTGATACTCACGCACACACAGATGCATCACTTGGAAATCTATTTGCAGGCACAATCGGAACTTACGAAGGTGCTTTCTTTGTAGAGAACCCACGCATGTACTCCGCTAAAGATGGTGCAGACCAAACTGCACTTGCTACAACCACAGTAACTGTTGCAGGTACTTCAGCAGGCTTCACCTTTGGTGTTGCTTCTTCTGCTGTTATCGCAACTCGTGCTGAGGTAGGCGATAAGGTTTCTGGAACTGGTATTGCTTCAGGTGCAAAAATCACTGCAATCACTACTTCAGGTTCTACAACTACTTTCACAGTAGATACTGCTAACACAGCAGCAGTTACTGTTTCAACAGTTGTAACCGTAACTCCAGTAACTCGTGTATTCCGCACAATTCTTTGCGGAAAGCAAGCATTGGCTGAAGCCGTTGCTCAGGAGCCAAATGTAATTATCGGACCTATTACCGATAAGTTAATGCGTTTCCGCCCAATCGGTTGGTACGGAGTCCTTGGATGGAACCGTTACCGCGAAGAGGCTCTATATCGCATTGAAACTGGTTCTTCAATCGCTGCTCTCTAGTTGATTGACGGTAAAGCACTGTTTATACGGCGAATACGGTGCAGTGCTTTACAGTAAATCCATTAGGAGGATTATGGCAGACTATTATTTTACACCACCTACAGTAGATGAAACACCTGCTGGCGGACCACCACTGTTTAATCGCTATGAATTAAATCGTGGTATCACTGTGCTTCGTACTAATGGTGTATACTCATCCTTTAGATACCCAAGCCAGACTCAGATATTGGCTGCCGAGGAGTTTTATATGGGTGGTACAAAAAATCTTATTAACCAACAAACTGCTGATGCTCTAACCGCACAAGGTTATGGTGCATACATAACACCAGCATGAAGCATTGGGAATATCATCCAGAGCCAGTAGATACCTGTTTTGGGTGTAAGGCTTTAGGTTTACAAATGAACACTGGTGATGCTAACTCTAACTTAAGAGTGTCAACTCGTAAGTGGGATAAAGAACTTGAAGCATATAGAAGCGCAAGAGCGCAAGGTATTCAACCTGCTGGAACCTCAATGAAAAAAATCAATGAGGCTGTTAGAAAATCTGAACAGGTTGGCAAAGCATTTGATGCAACGACAAGTAGTTTTAAGGGGTAATAATGACAGCCATTGTAGGTATACAGGGCAAAGACTGGGCGTTAATCGCTGCAGATTCTATGACAACCTACGATGATAAACCTTATTACGCCAAAGGACAAGACAAGGTTGTTAAAAAGGGCGACTACATAATTGCCTTTGCTGGTGATGCTATCGCTGGCAACATAGCAAACCTAATGTGGAATCCACCTAAGTTAGTTAAGTCAATGCCTATAGATGATTTTATGCAGAACAAGGTACTGCCTTCTCTTAGAGAAGTAATGTCAGATAATGGTTATCACGGTGCCAGTAAAGATGACAAAGATACAGGCTTTGATGCTTTAATATGTTTAAACGGAACTATCTATGAAGTTGACCATGATTACTTATGGTCCAGAGATGACCGTGGTTTATATGCTGTTGGTAGTGGTGGCAACTTAGCCCTCGGTGCACTAGCAACAGGTTTCAGTAAAAACTCTATAAAGAGCGCTGAGTTTGCAGCGCGTAGAGCAATTAAAATTTCTGCCGAATACAACATAAGTGTCGGTGGAGATATAAAAGTTATATCCCAAAGGAGGAAATAATGTGTATTGAGTGTAACTGTTTTGGAACAGTAACGCCTTATGGGGTTGGTGGAAGAACACCTACTGAAGCACCAAAGGCACCAAATGTAGCAATGTACAACAAGCCAATCCAAAGACTTGGTGAAGTGCCAATGGGCATGTCATACAAGGATATGGAAGATGATTCGGAGGACATGGACTAATGAAAAAAGCAACTGCTGCTAAAAAAGTTAAAAAGGTAATGGGCGAATACAAGCGTGGAACCTTGTACTCAGGCAAGGGTGGACCAGTTGTTAAGTCCCGCAAGCAAGCCGTAGCAATCGCAATGAGCGAAGCAAAGATGGCTAAAAAGAAAAAGAAGTAATGTCATCAGGGCAATTAAAACGCCATGATGGTTTTAACCCGATTCAAATTAAAAATGGCATGATAGTAAGACTGCGTAAAGATGGAACAGTTAAAACAGTCTTAGGAAAGTATGGGGAATATGGTAAAGAAAAAGGACTCAAGACTCGCTAGAGCAGGTGTATCTGGTTTTAATAAACCAAAGCGCACACCAAGTCATCCAACTAAATCACATGTTGTTGTAGCCAAAGAGGGTAGTCAAGTTAAGACTATTCGTTTTGGTCAACAAGGTGTAACTGGTGATAGACAACCAACTGCAAGGCAAAAGTCTTTTAAGGCTCGTCATGCCAAGAACATTGCGAAAGGAAAAATGTCTGCAGCGTATTGGGCAGATAAGGTGAAATGGTGAAAGGTAAAGCATTTTGGGACAAGAAGAATCCAAAGCGTACATCTACAAAACTGACTTCTGCACAGAAGGCTGCTGCCAAGGCTCGTGCAAAGGCTGCGGGTCGGAAGTATCCCAACCTTGTGGACAACGCTGCTGTAGCCCGCATGAGTAAGAAGAAGGGTAAGTAATGGCAACAGGAGTAGCAGGAAGCACGCTAACAAGCGAAATGAACCGTCTTGCCAATGGTGGTACATATCCCGCTATAACAGCCTATAAAGCCCTTGTAGGGGCTGCTAATGCCTGGGCTGGTACCTCTGGCTTAGGCATACTAGGTGCCCTTAATTACAAAGCAAGCAGCACAAGACAGCCAAATAACTACAAAGGTTTAAACGCCGTATGTAATGAGATTGCTGGAACCTCTGGGTTATCAGCCGTAGATGCTTTAAGGAGTATAAATATATGAGTACATTTACTCAATTAGCGGACCGTGTTGAGTCTGTACTTCATGCTTATACAGAAAATACTGAACCAACCTCATGGCTTACTACTAGCGCTACTACCACTACAACTACTTTAGCAGTTCATGATGCATCAGTTATTGGTCGTGGTTATATTCAAGTTGATGATGAGATTGTATTTGTTCACTCAACAGACAATGTAGCAAACACATTAACCCTTGCCCCTTGGGGTAGAGGACAGCGTGGTACTGTCGTTGCTGCTCATAGTGCAAATGCTAAGGTAACAGTAAGCCCATTATTCCCACGCCAAGAAATTAAAAATTCAATTAATGACACCATCAATGCAATGTATCCTATGGTCTTTGCTCTTGGTTCTTATGACTTTGATTATATAGCATCACAATATTCATACTCAATACCTTCTGCTGTAGAAAATGTTTTAAGTGTTACTTACTCAATAGTTGGTCCATCTAAAGAGTGGTTTCCTGCTCGTGGTTGGCAACTAGACCGTACTGCAGATACTGATGCATTTAGCAATGGTAAGAGTCTTTCAATATATTCTGAGATTACACCTGGACAAACAGTTCATGTTTCTTATTCTAAGCGCCCAACATTATTAACTAATGATAATGATGAGTATGCAACTGTGTCAGGTATGCCTTCATACTCAGAGGATGTAGTTATCTATGGCGCAGCATTTCGTATGGTTTCTTTCTTAGACCCTTCACGCCTTGGTCCTCAATCTGCAGCAGCAGATATATTAGATGGCGTAAGACCTAATGGTTCTGGACAAAATGCAGCCAGATTCCTATACAACATTTATCAACAGCGTTTAAACGAGGTGGCTGACAACCAACGCCGTCAACACCCAATCCGTTCCCACTATCAGAGATAAGGTAAACAATGGCAGCAGGCGACCCAGGTACCCCCAAGCGGAATTTCTCCTCAACCGCAGTAGAAACTTCGCTTCAATCATCTATACCAGCACAGTCACAAGGTGCATCAAACACATCTTTCATTGTCGCATCAGTTAGCGGTTTTCCATCAGTTCCGTTTACATTAATTGTTGACCCAGATACTTCTAAAGAAGAAGTTGTAACGGTTACTGCTGCAAGTAGCACAACACTTACTGTAACTCGTGGTGAAGATAGCACTCAGGCTGTAGCACACTCTGCTGGTGCTGTTGTAAGACATGGTGTTTCAGGTAGAGATTTCCGTGAAGAGCAAACACATATTGCTGCTCGTGGTTATGATGTAGACCAAGCAATTCTTGACCTTGCTAATCAAACACATGTTCATGGTTTGGCTGCTGGTGATGGTAGCGTAGTAGGTACAACTAAAACACAGACTCTTACTAACAAAACTTTAACATCTCCAATTATTACTGGTGGACAAGTTGGCGATACTGGTATTACCTTTGAAGGTGCTACTCCAGATGCTTATGAAACCTTCTTACAAGTAACAGACCCAACGGCTGATAGAACTATTACATTGCCTAACGCTTCAGGTAATGTTGTTCTTGATACCCTTACACAAACATTAACTAACAAAACTTTAACAAGTCCTACTATCTCAGGTTCACCAGTTATTACTGGTTTATCTAGTGCAGGTATGGTTTCATCATCTGCTACTCCAAAAGATTATGTAGATGCAATTCTTGGCTCAGCCACTGCTGCTGCCACAAGCGCAGCCTCTGCTGCAGCAAGTGCTACCGCAGCAGCAACATCTGCTACAAGCGCTGCTGCTTCTGCTACGGCTGCTGCTACCAGTGCATCAAGTGCATTAACATCTCAGACTGCTGCTGCAACCTCTGCAACATCTGCTGCTAATAGCGCAACTGCTGCAGCCACAAGTGCTACAAGTGCAGCCAATAGTGAATCTGCTGCAGCGACTAGCGCAACAAGTGCTGCTGCATCACAAACTGCTGCTGCTACTAGCGCTTCATCTGCTAGTGCAAGTAGTAGTGCTGCTGCTATATCTGCTTCAAGTGCAGCAACATCAGCATCTAGCGCTTTAACATCTGCTAACTCAGCAGCAACAAGTGCTTCATCTGCTGCTGCTTCTTATGACAGTTTTGATGATAGATACCTAGGTGCTAAGGCATCTGACCCAACTGTAGATAATGATGGCAACCCACTAATTACTGGTGCTCTATACTTCAATACATCAATACCTGCTATGAAGGTTTACACAGGAAGTGCTTGGCAAATTGTTGCTGCAGATACTTCTAACTTCGTAGACAAATCACTATGGACTGCAAAGGGTGCATTAGTTAGCGCTACTGGCGCTGGCACACCTGCAACATTAACAGTTGCCTCAACCAATGGTTATGTCTTAAGTGTGGACTCAGCAGAGTCAACAGGGTTAAAGTGGATTCTGCCTAACCCAGGAGATATAACTGGTGTAACTGCTGGTACTGGTTTATCGGGTGGCGGTACCTCTGGAACAGTAACTTTAAACCTTGCTAATACTGCAGTAAGTGCTGGCTCATATACATATACAAGTTTAACCGTTGATGCTCAGGGTCGTTTAACTGCAGCATCAAATGGAACTACCCCAGTAACCTCCGTTACTTCAGGTAGTACAACAAGAATTTCTGTTGGCGGTACGGCTACTGCTCCGACAATAGATTTAAGTACCAGTGGGGTAACTGCTGCTACTTATACACTTTCCACTATTACTGTAGATGCTTATGGTAGAATTACCTCAGCCTCAACAGGAACAGCGCAGGGTGAAACATTTAATCCACTACTACTGATGGGAGCCTAACTTGGCTACAACATATAAAGTGCTGGGTCA